GTCTATACGTTCCTTCGAGCTTTGGGCAAGAGAGCAAAGCGAAGTCGTAGAAGGTTTAGACTCAGAGGTACACGCTCGAGCAGTCCACAACTTTAACGTAATAATAGATAGCATAGACCACGACACTTTATCCCTCCCTATCGGAGAACTAACCATAGAAAAATGAAACTAAATATAAAACTAACACTAATGGTAGTTATATCCGCTACCTTATTTATTATGACTTTAATAAATATAAAGCAAAAGAAAACTACTGAAGCTCCAAGAGTTATTACCCTGAGTAATACCGATACCATTTACCAAAAAATAGAAAAAATTAAGTTAAAATCTGATACAATTAAAATAAAATATGAAACAAAAATCAATACTTATCGTAACGCTTCTACTACTAACAAAATTAGCTTATTCGCAGACCGTATTAATCGATGAGGCTGGAGATACGACTATCTGCATAACTATACCTCAGATGGATAGAGTCTATATTGAGCTACTGCAAAAGGATAGTTTATTAGAACAAGCTAAAATAAGCCTTTCTAAGGAAGTTTTATTGTATCAGGTAATAGATAGTGCCAAAAAAGATATAGAGTCGCTGCAATCGCTTGTATATGCTATTGACGCTGAAAATATGGGTCTACATTTAGAGAACGAAGAGCAAAAGACTCAAATTAGAACAAATCGAACTATCTCTTTTATTGCTATTGTAACCCTCTTTTTATTTATAGCTTTATAGGTGCAGTAAAATGCTTTATTGATACGCTTTGATACGGTATTATACGTAATTGCACTACTAAAGTGCAATATAAGGTACTTTTATATGCTTTTATGTAGCATTTATGACTCATTAAGGCTTTTTATTCGGATAATGTCGGAGTTATGCTACTTAATTTTGCACAATAAACCTTGCCGATATATTATGCGTTTCGTAACAAATAATAGTATGTATTTGTTACGAGATTGGTTTTTTATCATTTATAGGCGCAATGCTTAAAATATAGGCGCACCGCTTTGATTTTTTATAAAAATAGTTTACTTATTGGTTTGGATTTATACTTAGGGTATAAAAAATGTCCAGTTTTTAAACAAATAAACTTGACAAACTTCCTGAATTTTTCCGAAAAACTAATGCAAATTAAAAGGTAGTAAGCACCCGAGAGTCAAAGATATTTAAGTACATAACCTCTTTAGCTATTCGGTTGCTATTACCAAACTCAGTCGTAGCCCTGATGTACTGAGTTGTCCAATAAGGAGTAATATTGTGAAGGTTAAATAAGTAGATACCTTTAGGAGTTGAGTTTATATAGATAGCAGCGTCTGAGTGTTTAGCCGTCTCCTCTATCATAGCGTCATACTTCTTTTTTTCGAGCAATAGAGTATCGTAGTGAGTCTTTCTACACTTTAGCTCTATTCGATGCTTTGCAGCTGGAGAGTAACAATCCCAGCGGCTCATTTGATTTTTAGACTTTAATAAGTCAAAGTAGATATTTGCTTCTAACCACTTGAAGAGGTCGCTTTCTTGCATTAATAACCCTCTTTAGATACGTCAAAACTTGGACAATCTTTTGCAGCATATTCGTTATGACCGTTAACGCTTAATATAGGGTACTTTTTGCGAAGCTCTGCTATTAGGCTTATCAAAGATTCCTTTTGCTCCTTAGTTCGAGTATCTTTAGCCTTAGTCATTTTCTTGTCCATACCGCCAACGTAACATATACCGATACTAAACTTATTTTGACCGATGCAATGCGCTCCTAAAAGCTCTACGGGTCTGCCAGCTTGTATCTGTCCGTCTAACTCGATAACATAGTGGTAGCCTATATCGTTCCAGCCTTTATCTTTATGCCATTTGCGGATAGTATCTACCTTAACGTCTCTGCCTTCAGGAGTAGCTGAGCAATGGATAATAACTTTATTAATGGGGCGCATAATCAATATTTATAGTTACAATAAAAAGGTAAATAGTTAAAGTATGGTATTTGTATTCTTTTTGAGGAGCGATATACTCCCAGCCTAAAGCAAATCTATCGTGAGGATAGTGAGCGGAGAAAGTTACTGAGTAATCCATTATAATTCCTTTTTAACGTCTTTTAGTTTTACAATGATAGCTTTAATTTTATCAATAAACGAATAACCCTTAACTTTTACCCAAGACTCGTCCATAGACTTAACCTCGATAGAGAGTAATACTAAGGCGATTACCTTTGTCGCTATAAACTCTACGCTTACTACGCTATTGGTTAAAGCGTTTATAATAAAGACGTCAGAGGCGTATACAAGCATCACTACTGCTATATAACTAACGAGCTTAGGCACAAGCCCATTACGAAACAATTTGCTCGTAATAGGCTCTTTTAATTTCTTTGCTTTCCACACCCCAAAGCAAGTGTCTATAATAGTAGATAAAGCCACCATTAAAATTATGCCCTTAATAGGGGCAAAAAATAAAATCAACGCCGTTGCTACGCTACTCAGGTAAAGCTTCATTTACTTCAGGAATAACGCAAAGTTCACTATCTGGATAAGCCTCGCAATAAGACTTGAAATAAGCCGCCTCATAGCCTCCAATTATGTGAAGTTGTGTGGTAGGCTTCGGGAACACTTCAAAGGGCTTAAACGACGCTAAAGGTGTTCTAAGCCAAAGGATATCCACCGCCCATTTGTCGGATTGCTTAGTGCAAACGGGTTTGTCATCCACTTGCCCCCACTCTAAACAAATAAATCCTATTTCAACAACTGCACAATCTTTCCAACTGGTTTGCTCGCCGTCGGGTGTGGTTGTGGTTTGCTCTATTAACTTGCGAAGGGTTGCCCATTCGGTAGGGGTGAACTCGTATTTTCTAAAACTTTTCATTGTGTTAAATTGTGGTTAAGGATGCAAGTTCCGCGTTGGTTAGGCGGGTTTTAAATAGTGCCGCTTGGTTAATTCCACTATTTAATACATATCCTGGCGAGTCATAAGAACCAATGGTTAACGCAGTTAATGAACCAACTGTTCCGCTGGAATCTGTGCCAATTTGTACACCATTCATATACAATGCAAAATCATTTTGTTTGTAAGCAAATGCTATTTTTTTGCGACCTACTGCGCCTATTGAGCCAAGTATACTGCATTGAATACCCCCACTAATAAAATCTGCTTGAACATTTGAACTTGTTAAATAAATATATGCTTCGCTTGAACTTCCCCTTAATAAAATTACAACATTCCCACTTGTGTCTCCCTTTTGTTCAAAGTTAAAATCCGCAAATAATACCCCCTCTGTCTGCCCAATCAAACTACTTATGCCCGTCTTGCTCGCAACATCCGCCAATCTTGTTACGCTACTTGCAACGGTAGGTATGTAACTGGTTTTGTAACTTGAGGCTTCCAATTGTGCGCCCCATAAATAATAAGTTCCCGCACCATTTGTAATAATTGTTCCGCTTAATGCTGCTTGAAAAGTTGTAAAAGTAATTATTGCAGCAGTTGTATTCATTACAGTAACCCTAAACCAGCCCCCGCCAAAATCAGTAATTGAAGCGGTAGTGTTTGCAGTTGTATTTGTTACTGTCGTTGTATCTAAATCATATATTGCTTGATAAGCAAAAACTGCCGTTTCTAATTGAATAGAAAAATACCTATTATTACCTTTTTTGACAAATACACTTAAAGAATAATTTCCACTTGTTCGTACTGTTCCATTATAAAGTTGGTTGTTACTTGCAAAAACTACGGTATCGGCATTTTGCGTTCCGTCGGGTGAATTGACAGTATTTGCGGTAATTGATGCACTTGAAATCCAATAACCATTTGTAAAATCCTCCGAGTAATTAACTAAGTTCGTACTCTGCTTCTCCAAAAGTAAAGAGCCGCATCCTCCCCCAGTGTAGTCTATTCGGGGTACGTTTAAACGGTCTGTGGTTGGGAAGTAAGTTTTTGCGGTTGAGCCGATGTTTAGTTGTGCGCCCCAAATGTAGGCGGTTTTTCCCGTTCCTAAATAAGTATTCCCACCTCTGTCATCGCTTGAACTCAATGTTGCCCCGTTGCTTGGGAAAATTCCAAAAAGTAAAGATGTTGTATTAATTGTACCGCTTACTGCAATTCTATACCAACCATTCCCCGCATCCGTAATTGATGCACTTGTAAATGTGGCGTTTCCATTGCTACCCGTTGCACTTGTATAAGTTAAAGCGGTTAAATCAAACTGCGCACCAAACCATCTAAAATTTTCCGCCAAATCGTTTGCAATCAATCGAACATACTGCAAAGTATTTTTTTTCACATAAATTGTTAGCGTAATTTCTTGATTTGCTACAATAGTCGGGTCAGTGTATAAAATTTTTCTTGTTGTGGATGTGTCTTCGGTTATTGTATCCGCAGTCGTTGTCCCGTTTGGTGCAGTTGTCGTATTTGCACTAATAGACAAATTTGCAGTTGTCCAACCACCGCTAAAAGTTTCACTATTTTGCACCAAATTCAACGGTACAACCTCCACCAACCCCGCACTATTTACCCTTGTTGCGGTGCTTGCTCTTGTAAAGGTCAAATCGCCACTTCCGTCGGTTGGCTTAAGACTATATATTTTATCCTCCTTGTAGCCGCTTGGGTACATTATGAGGCTGGCGTCGTCGTAATTACTCATATTATTTCATTTAAAAATCTAATTGCACAAGTGCTATTCTCTACTATACCGCTATCGGCAATAACTCTCTGTCTATACGCAGCAAATATTACGGGTGCTATACTGCCTCCTATTAGTACGTTGCTATATTGATACCCGTATCCGTACATTATGCAAAAATAGCTAAGACGCTTCCGCTTGTCATATTAACTCTTTTGATAAAAGAGCCTCCTTTAGGTGCTATAATTACGCCAGCTGAAAGGGTTGCTCCGCTTATGTTACTTTGAGCTATTAGGTCTACGTCTGCAAGGTCTGTAAGGTTAGCGAATACCGCAGCTTCGTTTACTACTAAGTAAGCTACTTCCTGAGCAGCAGTAAAAGTAACATCACCGCTTACGTAGTATTGCCCGTTTCTTGAGATTTGAAGTTCTTGAGTGGTCATTTTATATATATATTTTAAATTGTTTTTTGGTGCTAATTAGAGATTAGGTATTGTATATTTTCTATTAAACAAGCCTCGTTCTCTATTCTTTTTTTGTAAGCGTTTAAAATTGGTATCCAAGGCTCTACCGGTAGCTGGCATCTTGCGTAAGAATACGAGCTACTTAAAGACATATTAATCGCAGCTCCAGCGTATAAGCTATCGAACCTCTCAGCAAACGGCTGAATACTCCAAGTCTTATTAAGTACTACGTTTAAGTCTTTATCCGCCCAATCTGCTTTATTATAGTTCTCAAATATTGCCATAATATCTAAGGCTATTAAGCTGCACTCGTTTTGTACGCTCACCTCGTTAGTAGCAGTATTAAGCTCTGTAACGTTATCGCAGATAAAAAGGTCTAAGGAGTAGTCTATACCATTAAAGCCGTTAGGGGCTATACTTACTACGTCGTAAATAAGATAAACTCCCGTAACATCCTTAGTCAAATCTACGTCCCAAATATTACCTTTTAGTATGGTGTTTATTTGCGGATGCTCAGACGCTATGCCTTGCATTATACTAAAGATATTTTTTATCGTTAGAGTTTTCATAGGATAAACTGACTACGCCATTGAGTGTCCATTTCAGGTCTTACTACATCGTCTCCAGTTGGCGGGGTCTTGTAAAGTGGGTAAGAGTCCTCGTTAGCTTTTAGGTATAATTTTAGTTTACGTCTGTAAAAGTCTGCGTTATCCTTAAAGATATTCTTTGCAGTTACAAGCTCTTGCTGAGATAAAGTACTAAAGTTATCTCCTGAGTGCGTACCCGCTCCTTTGTTAGTTAGCTTGTACGTTCCTATGCGAGTGTACTTATGGCATACCTCCCACTTTAAAGCGTCTCTTAAATATTCTTTTATCAGTATCTCATTTAAATTAGATACGGTGTTAGTTTGTATTTGAGTTTGCACTTGGTCAAATAAAGCACTTCCTAAAATAGGTCTTACAAAGGTATTTTGTATGCTATCAATTAGCGGCTTTAAATATCCGTCATCAACATTATAGTTTAGTACGGTGTTTTCTTTGACAAAGGCTGGGCTTACTATTAAAATCATTTCTTTCTAACTATTACTTGCTTCCAAATATGTCTACAATACGGGATACTCGTTTCGGTATCAGGTTTACGATACCAGCCTCCTCGAGCTAACCAAACGTCTGTAACGTCTGTAATGCTGCTCGTCTTCATATCGTTTCTTAAAAGCTCTATTTCAGCTTTAGAGTAAAGCTTTTTTTTGCTCATCATTTTACGGCAAAAATCTCTTGACTCTGTTTTTAAAGCTGGAGCATCACTTCTTAAAGTGTATTTATATTTTACCTCTGTTTGCGGAACGTCTATAACCTCAGCTACTTTCCTTCCCGTTGGGGTTAGCTCAATAGCCTCTCCAGTAATCTCGATTAGCTTTGAGTCTTTTAATATTCCTATCGAAGTAATAAGCTCAGGGAACGTAAGCTCTAAAGCTCCCGCTATCCCGCTTGCTTGTATTAAAGGGTTAGTTAAAATAGCTTTTAGTACTCTTTGTATTATACCTTGCTCTTTAGTGGCAAACTCCATTGGGCTTCCGTCTGAGTCAAAGTGAATATCGAAAGCTCCTATCTCTTCGTAATCGTCCTCGCTTACTCCTATATTGTCAAATAAGTGGCTTATATCGCTATCGTCTGAGAAGTGCGAGCATAAAGCTACGGGAGCAACGGGTGCGGCTACCTCCTCGGCTAATTCTAAGCCCGTCTGTTGGTTTATTAGTTCTCGTATCTCAGCTCTCGTAAGGTTAGCTAAAATAATGTCAGAGGTAAGGTCTACGGTGTCTATTGGTTTAAGAGGTATAATCTCTATATCCGTTTTTTGTATCTCGTAAAACGCTAATTTTTTAATAGTTCTAAGTAAGGTATTTTGTCTCTCAGCTATATAGGTATTCGTAAATATCTCGTAAGCTAAGTCAAGCTCGTTTCTTGCTCCAAGCTGCCCAGCTTCTTTTACGCCAAACAATATCGGGTTAGTTACTCGGTGTCCGATAAAAATAGACTCCTTAACTCTATTACTCATCTCTAAGTATCTTTCGTGCAAGTCGTTACCGTTTAGGTTGCTTATCTCGCTTCCGTTCTCCTTTGAAGGTGCGAATAGGTGTACTATTTTAGTACCCGTAGCTTTCCCAAACTTCTCTTGGAAAGTCTCCTCAAACTCTTTTGCCTCTGCTTGAGTCTCAGGTACTCCGTTATTGTGCTGAATAAGCGTACCACCTACAAAGCCGTTCTTAACCTCGTTTAACCAGTAATCGCCTATTTGTACGTCTGTCTTAATTTCAGCTAAAGAGCCTACGTAAACTGGCAAAGGGTAATACTTTAAGTTTGGTCTATAATCTACGTGGTAAATTACGCCTCTCTTTTGCTCTTGGTCTTTTGGATTATACCTATCTAAGTATTGTATTTTAGGCTTTCCATTTCTTAAGCCTTTATCGGTTATCCATTCGTCTGAATATTGCAAGCCTCCGTCTAATCCTACTCGAATATTAGCAAAGTCTATGTGGTGATATTGGTTGCCTACACCCGTTTTAATAACCTCTATTGCGTATCCGTTAAAAATCTCATAATCTAAGGAGATTCTTTTGAGTAGAGAAGACCAATCCTCGTCAATATTAGCAAAAGATAGCCATTTTTTAGTAGCTAAGTCGTCAGAATATAAGCCGTTGCCTACCGTATAACCTACTTTACCGTTAATTATAGCGTTATGAGTGCTGCTATCGTTGTATAAATCAATCAGCTCGAAGGGGTAAATATTATCTACACCAAAATAAACTATATTTTGATTCTTTTTCTCTAAGAATTTAGGTATTTCAGCCGATGCGAACTCGGTTATTATTGCGTTATTATTCATAAATAATGGTGGTTTCCTCGTTAGTGTACGAATATACTACTTCTTGTGGTTGTTTTAGTCTTAATATACCTCGGTGTATCTCAATACCCGTAGTTCCGCCCAAAGTAGTGGCGTTTATAATCTTATATGGATAGTCTCCGTTGTTTGGGAGGTCTATTGTTGCATCTGCAAGGTCTTGTACGCCATCTTTTAAGATAAAGTACACATACCTTCCATTTATGCCTTGCGGTGCTTCTAAAGTAGCGTTTACCTTATACTCAGCCGCCTCAATGGTCATTGTAAAATAGGAATACTCAACCTCGTTAGAGATATTAGTATAAATATAGTTGGTTGCGTTTTTTGTGATTATGTCCATTGTAAAAAAAAAGCCCACCACCGCTAAGTAGTGGGCTGTATTGTTAGAGTTTAAACTCTTATTAAGCTAAAGGCAAAGTGCCGATATAAAGTGCCATAG